ATGGCGAGCGGCAAACGCTCGCTCGCACACTACACAGACAGCGACCGCTCTCTCGGTCGAGACAGCGAAAACGCCCGACTCAGGTCGCACACCGTCAGGCTTAAGCACAAGACAGGGATACCAGTAACTGCGCCAAGGTGGCAGAGTTCGGCCCAACGCATCCGCCTGCAGAGCGGAACCCCCGCCGGTTCAAATCCGGCCCTTGGCTTCCTACCGCTGGTTCACAATCCAAGATAAAAGCGGCTGCTGTCGCGCGTGACCAGCGAGGTGTTTCGGCGTGAGCGCCGACACCGGCACTCGCGCGGCAGACTTCGACCACAAGGCCGCCTGTTTCACCTTCGACGCCCTCGAGAAGGTCATCGTCCAGGCGGTCGCAGCGGGCGAATTCGAAGTCGCTGCTGACTACGTCGACACGCTGTTCTTCCTCGCAGACCAGCTCGACGAGTTTCACGACGAGTACCGCAGCGAGTCCGCGCGCCTCGCTGACCGCGACGCAGAGATCTCACACGAAGAGGCCAGCCTCCAAGAAGCGATTATCAAGGTCCACCGCTGGAGCGTCCAGCGCGACCACCCGGTCGCTGAGTGGTTCCAGGGAGGTGAGTCGGCGTGACGTTCTCGTTCGACTGGGAGAGTCTCCTCTGGGAGACGAGGGGGTTCCTCGGCCTCGAGGACGATGAGGCCGTCCCTCGTGACGAACTCGTCCAGCAGGCGGTCGCGAACGGTTACCAAGAGCGGGAGGTTCGGCAGGCCCTTCGCGACACGGATGCGCTTGAGCTCGCCGGCGATCTCGACGACCCGCGCGTTCGACTGGCAGATGTCGCTACAGACGCCGAGAGGCATCACTCGGCAGCCGATAAACCGGATGCCGCTTTAGATACTACTGACGACACGCCCTCCGACGACGTCGCCGAGCCCCAAGACACGACAACCACATCGTCGACGTGGGCCGACGCCGACTTCAGCGCGCCCGAGACCGGGGTGTTTCCCCCGGAACTCCTCGGGCGCGAGCAGTGGATGGGCCACGTCGAGAAGAAGCCCTTCGCACCGTGGGCTGACCGTGACGCCCCTGCACCGTGCTCGCGCGACAACCACGACGCGGAGACGACCGCGGAGTGTGACTGCGACGCCCGATGGAAGTGGGGCTTCACCGAGAACTACGTCGACGGCGAAACCATCGCGATGGCTGAGGTCGACGAGCGCCTTGATGGCCGCGCGTTCCTGCAGCAACCAGACGATCCCTACGTCTACGTCGACGGCGACGACGTTCGCGACGAGGAGACCGGGGAGATCCACCCGGCCTTCGCCGCGATCCTTGAGCACCTCGGCCTCACCTACGCCGACATTTCTCAGTCTGGCGCCGGGGCCCACGCTATCTACCGTGGGGACCTTCCGGACGGCGTCAAGCAGGCCGCATGGCAACTCGACGACGAGCCTTGGGGTTCGAACGAGGACCTCCCATCGATAGAGATCTACCCCGGAAAGCGCGTCTGCGTGATGACGGGAGAGCACGTTCCCGGCACTCCGACTGAGGTCCGGAACTGGAACGGAGATGTCCTTGACGCGCTTCTGGAAGCGAACGACCAAACCACATCTGGCGGTCGGAAGAGCGTCTCGACCGCTCGCGATGACTACGACCTGGACAACTACGAGCCCGCGGCGACGACGGCAAGCGAGACGACAGACGACATTCGTGATATCTTCGCAGCGCTTGACCGACTCGACGCGCGCCGGGTCGCTGACCGGACGATAGTCTTCAGTTGGAATGACGAGGCGTCGACAAGTCAGGGGAAGCGTGCTTTCGCTCCCACTTGGGGGAAGAACTCCAGCGGGACCGCTAACATCGTCGACGAGCGAATCTGGCAAGACACCGGCGACGAGGGAGGTTACGGTGGGCCTGTCATCATGGCGCTCATCGACGCCGGCGAGCTCTCCCACCGAAACGTCTCTCCTAGCGACGCCCGCGGAGAAATGTGGTTCAAAGGCATCGACCATCTGCGGGACCTCGGCTTCGACATCCCGAAGCTGGAGCGTTCATCAGGAACGTCTGACCGCGACGAGGACCTCCCCCCGCTGCTCGAGGACGCCATCGAGAGTGACGAGGACATCGACGCATCGCCGGAGTCAGCTCTTCCGCTGGCCCAGCTCGACGCGCTGTCGCCAGACGAGCGCCGGCGCGCAGCGAAGAAGCGTGGTCTCCGTTGGCCGTCGACGCGCGAAGCTCGCGACAAACTCTTCGCGAAGATCACCGAAGCGATGCGACACGAAGACGAGACAGTCATCGACGCGCCGACGTCGCTCGGGAAGAGCTACACCCTTGTCACCGAAGCGTGGGATTCCGAGCAGTACAAGAGCGTTACTGGAGGACGACCGGTTGTCCACCTCTCGGCGACGCGCGACGCGCGTGACGAGGCGATCGAGGCCGCCGACGAAGCTGGCATCAACTACTTCGCGCTTCTGAGCCGGCACGAAGCCTGCCCCGTGGCTGCCGGTGACCATGACCCCAAGCACGTCCAAGGCACCGACCGTCAGGCTGTCACGATCAACGGCGTGCCCGCTTCTGAGTGGCTCACTCGGATGTGCGAGGGGCGTGGAATCGCGTTCTCCGCGGCGCACCGTCACTTAGAGACACACAACGACCAGAACTGCAAGCTTCCGTGCTGCCACGGATCACCAACGACCTACGACGAGAAAGACGGTGAGTTTGAGGAGGGTGAAGCGTCGAAGTGCCCCGCGATCAAGCAGTGGGAGGACCTCCGGAACAAGGACGCCGAGGACCTCGCGGTGATCATCGCGACGCACAACTTCGCCCACGTCCCCGGGCTTCGCACGGGGAACAACGTCGTCATCGACGAGGAGCCTGACTTCACCGCCGACCTCTCGAAAGACCGGATTGCACGTGCGATCACGGCCTACCTCAAGGAAATCGACGCCCCGGTGAAGACATGGGAGTCGTTCGTCCAGCTCTCTCTCCACGAGGGGTGGGAAGGTGACGCTGCTCGCGAGCGCAACGCGCTTCGGGACCAACTTGATCGCGACCCTGACCGCGAGTGGTACTTCGAAACTGACGGCGCTCACACGTTGGCTCCCGCGCTCGCCCGTGCGATCTTCCACGCGGAGGACCGTGGGAATGGTCGTCGCGTCGGGAAGACCCCGCACGAGCCTCCACGTCTCGATGCGCAGGTCTCCGATGACGACGGATGGAATCGCGAATGGGTGTCTGTCGTCCTCGACGAGGACAACGAAGTCCGAACAGTCCGAACGGCGCCGGACCTCTCACAGGCACGGTCGGTCATCGGTCTTGACGCGCACCCTGCCCGCCCGGTATGGTCGGTTAACACCGTCCCTCACATCAACACGACCCCCGTTCTCGAGCCCGAAGAGCGCCAACTGTGGCGCCGGTTCGAACGCGGCCTTCGTGTCGTCCAGGTCGGCGATGCGACCCGCCCCCTCGCGAGCGGCGAGTACTTCAACGAGCGGCAGGTCGAGACGATCGTCGAACATCTCCACGAGGAGTACGGCCACTACTTCCGGACTGCAATCACGACCGGCGCCGTCGAGCAACAGTTGAAACAGATTATGGCCGACACCGGCGTCCAGAGCCCCGACACGATGCACTACGGCGAGGAGAAGAGCCGCAACGACTTCGCCCACGAGCGCATCGGGCTTATCGAAGGCTGTATCGACCCCGGTGACGACTTTGTGGTCGATCTTCTGGCCGAGCTCGACCTCGACGCGGCCCCGAAGATGGTCGACGTCGACGGCGAAGAGCAGCGAGCCCACGGTCGTGAGTTTGTCGGCGATGATGCTGATGTCGCTGGTGAAATCCTCGCATCGGTGCGGGAGAACCACACCGCACAGGCAGCTGGGCGCTACGCTCGGAACCCCGAAGACCCCGATAGCCACGCGACCGTGTTCGTACGAACCGACGCTGTTCCCACAGGGTTCGCTGACATCCAAGTCCCTGGTGTCGAGTGGTGCTTCACCGAGAAACAACGCGCTATCGTCGAACAGCTTCGGGAGTCCCCAACGACGACGTCAGCCCGAGAGCTCGCAGACGCAGTCGGCGTTTCGAAAGAGCATGTCCGAAAGACGCTGGGTCGCCTCGTCGACGGTGGATCTGTCGATGCTTTCGACCGAGCAGGGCCGCACGGGGCCACTTTGTATGGGGATTCTGGACTCCCAGCGTCTGGAACTGTCGATTTCGGTGACACTCAGACCGCCAACAACCCCGTATTGGACACCTATACGTGGGCGTTGGCGATATCCGACCCAGACTTCGTCGCAAACGCGGAAACGGATGAGGCTGCCACGGATGACACGGTTGACCCGGTCACTTGGGACTGGAGATCCGGGTCAACACACGGGGGATGACCCTCCGCTCACCGACGATCACCCGCTGTCGATTAGCCGAGGCTACGTCATGACTGACTATCGAATCGAGGGGGTCGGTGCAAAGTGACCCTCACCGTCGACGACGCGGTCCGGCCTATCCTCGAGGACGAACCGGCGAACATCGTTGCCGTCTGGCTCGTTCTTCAAGAGGCTGACTCGCCCATGACGACCAACGAGGTCGCTGAAGCGTCGACGTTTTCGACGACTGCCGCCCGACGGGCCCTTCGTCGACTCCTCGATCACGGGCTTGTCACACGACGCCCCGACCCCAAAGACGGACGTCGTCCCATTCACGAGCCGAGAGTTCCGCCCACAGACGCACGGTAAGCGTAGGCTTATCATCTCACGCGACTGTCTGTTTTTCAGACTCGTACCGATTCTACTCAACGGCGTCGCACCCCGCTTCGGGGGATGACCGGCGTCGGCCAGTAGCGACAGCAACTCCCAACCTCGCAGCTCGTCTTATGTCACTCACGCAGAACACACAGAGTGTCGACCGTCCCGTCCGTCCTGATCGTGCGTTCGAACGCTATGTCTGGCAGCAGCCGGGCGTCTGCAATACGTGCTTCCACCGGATCAAGCGCGACCACCGGCGGGTCGCTAACGGAGTCGCCGGCCACGACGTCCACGTTCACGACCAGTTCGGCGAAGTGACCGTCCGCGATGAAACCGGTCGTGTGACTGGAACCGAACCCGTCGGCGAACACGGCGTCAACCGGACGTACGAAGCTCGAACGGTCTGTGACCATTGTGGCTCCATCGCCGGCCGCGCGCCGGACGGGACTCGGTCCCGTCTTCAGATGGTCCAACGCGCCGCCGCTATCGCGGACCGTCTCGAGGAGGACGGCATTCGTGTTTCTCGGAAGGCGATGCGCCGCACGATCTGGTCGCTGAAGAGCGACGAACGGATCCAGGGCAAAGACCGCGAAATCTTCGAGCGGGCGGTGAAGCTCGCCGTCAAGCACGCCGGGCGGCACTAACTGGGCTCATGAGTACTTCTCCCGACGTCGTCGTCGAGACGCCTCGTGGGCACAGGCGTGCAGCGCACGTCGTGTCCGCGAAGCTGATCGCTTCACTCACGGGTGTCGACGAACGGCTCACCGTCGAGCTCGTGGGGGCGGGCGTCGAACTCACCGTGCTTGCAAGTGACTGCGAGCAGTTCGAAGAGCGCGCGGCAGCCGTTTTGCAGACTGCCGAGGCCAAGTTCTGAAACAATCATTCCATGAGGGTATCTGATGAGTAACGACGAGCCCGTCGACGGGGACTGCAACTACCATCCGACACAGGATGGTGGTTACTGCGCCCAGACGGCGGGGATGGGGACTGATCACCTTGGTGAGGGCCATTGCAAATACCACGGTGGCGCTGCACCAGGTGGCGCTCGCGAAGGATCTGGAGCTCCCGACGACAACACGAACGCCGTCACGCACGGAGCGTACGCCGACCACAACCGGTTTTATCAGAAAGTCCTCGACGATTCGCTTCGCGACCTCGTTGACGACATCTTCGACGACTACCTTTCAGACTACGAGGACCGTCACGGAGAGCCCCCGTTAGGGCACGAGATGGAGCTATTCCGGATATCTGTCGCGCACGTCAAAGACGTCGTCCTCGATAACTGGGCAGAGACCCGACCGGACGACTTGGACTCGGGCCACCCGCTCGTCGATAAAGAGACTCAGATCAAGACGACACAGGACGGTCGAGCGCTGAAGCAACAGCGATACCGCGAGAGCGTTGTCCTCGCCGCCCAGGGGAAGCTCTCTCGTGACCGTCGCCAGTGGTTGAAGGACCTCGGCCTGCTCGAAGATCCGGACTCCCAGCAGGCCCAAGCCATGGGGACGCTCGTGACTGCACTCACGGGAGGGGACGACTGAAATGAGCCTCGCTCCCGACCAACTCTCGTCTGATGAAGAGTTCGAGCTCCCAGAGACGGCAGTTGGCTCGGGTATCGCCCCAGACGACCTCGTCGTCGAGGACGGCCGCGTGCTCGAAGATGGGCGGGCGTACTGTCCCAACGAAGGATGCACTTGGTGGGTCCCGGTCGGGCGAGAGCATCTCGCCGACCGCCACGTTTGCCCGGCGGAGGAGGGCGTCTACGACATCCCCGACGACTTGGTCGACGCCAGCGACCTCTCCTCGACGGAGTACCTCTCACTGTTCGTCGAGGATGGTGTGTGGACCCAGGACGCCGCGAACGACTTGATCGAGGACCTCAAACCCCGGCCGCGCTCGGAGCGCATCCGCTTGCTGTTCGGCTGGGAGCTCTTCGACTTCCAGCGCGCGATGGCGGACGACCCGTGCCCCGACGTGTCAGTTAACTGTGGGCGTCAGATCGGGAAGACCGAAACCGGCGGGGCGATCGGTGCGGATGCCGCGCTCTTTTCGGCGATTGAGTCCGGCCACGACGTGATGTTCGCCGGCGACGTCAAGGACACCGCTGTCGAGATGTTTCGGCGGTGCACGCAGCACTTCGAGCGCTGTCCGCTCTCGTTGGAGCAGATCGGCGTCGCCAAAGACAACGAGACCTCTTGGGAGTTCGCGAACAGCACGCGAATTCTCTCGGGGACGCTCAAGGACGGCGGCGACAACGAACGCGGTGTCCTCCCGAAGGTAATCGTCGTCGACGAGGGGGCGCTGATCAAGCGGTCGGCGTTTCAGGACGTCATCGAGCCGATGTTCGCCACCCACGGCGACGACCACGAGCTGTTCGTTGTATCGACGCCACGTGGGGAGGCGGGCTATCACTACGACGCGAACACGCCGGACAACGAGCCCGATTACTTTTCGCCACACTCGGTCCCGACGTCGGCCAATCCGCTCGTCGACGATGACTTCCTGCTCAAGAAGCGTGCGTCGACGGACTCGATTTCGTGGCGCCAGGAGTGGCTCGGCGAGTTCGTCTCCGAGGGCAACGCGTACATCCCGACGTCGATCTACCGCCCGTGCCAGCACGACCTGCCGACGGCCCCTGGCGAGTTCAACTCGGTCCGCGTGGGCGACCACCCGAGACCGGGTGTCGAGTACTACGGTGGGTGTGACGTCGCCGGCGAGGGACGGGACCGCACGGTCTACATCATCATGACCGGCGACGGAACGGCCGTCCATATCGAGAACGAGGAGACGTCGAAGACGCCTGCTGTTCTCGGTCGCATCGGAGCGCTTCATGCCGAGTTCGACACCGTCGCGTTCGGTGTGGACAAGAACTCGATTGGTGAGGGCGTCGTTCAGTTCGCCGACGTGGACCGCTCGTTGTCCAACGTCGTTGAGGGGATTCCGTTTTCGACGCCGCAGAAGTCGGCGATGTACAAGGCGCTCAAGAAAGCGTTCGAGGGCGAGGAACTGACCCTCCCAAAACACGGCCGCTTGGAGCGCGAGACGACGAAGATGCGCTACGAGTACACGGCGAACCGGCACGTCCGCGTTCACCATCCGGAGAACGGACACGACGACCATCCGGACGCGCTGGCACTGGCGAACTGGGTGCGGAACAACCGGTCGAAAAAGACCACGCGGCGACGCCGTGGGACCTCGCCGTCCAAAGGAAGCATCAGATAATCCATGAGTGTCACATCACTAACTGGCCGAGTCCGTGGACGCGTCGAAGCCCTCGCAGCTGGGCTTTCGCAGCAAGTCGAGTCCGTCACGCGCAACTCTCGAATCTTCATCGAGAACAGCGACGTCGACGACCTCAACCCCCCGGACGACATCGACGAGTACCATGACCTCTACCGCGAGGTCGGCATCATCCGGGCGAACATCAACCAGTTCGTCCGCGACGTGACGAAACCGGGCGTCCGGATCGAGGCTGACGACGAGACCACCCAGGCGTACTTCATGGGTGGCGAGGGTGCTCCAGACTTTGCGCCGACGGGCGGCTTCATCGACAACTGCGCGGTCATCGGTGGTGAGAAACACAAGCCGTTCTACCCGTTCCTCGGCGTCACCATCGCCCAACGCTGGACCCGTGGCACGAACCTCATCGAGCTCCTCAAACAGGATGGGTCTGAGGAGAAGCCTGACGGCCCCATCACGGGATTCAAGCACATTCCACCGGAGACAGTGTCGGCCCGGACCTACGCCAACACGAACATCCTACTTGACCCCGACGACACCAAGATTTCTGACGAGGTCACCAAGCGCGGCGAGGCAGCGGCGTACGTCCAGTTCGACGACAACTCTATCGTCGGGCGTCGGATCGGTGGGTTCGATAAAGACGAGATCACGTTTTCGCAAAACGACATCCTCAAGCAGGTCCTCAACCCCGACATCGGGGGCGACGACGCGACCGAAGACGGCGTCTTCGGGACGTCCATCATCGAGTCCTGTGCGACGGACGCTGAGGAGTACCAAGAGATCAAGCGCGACCGGGCGCGAGCGGTCAAGACCAAGGCGTACGGCGTGTGGGACGCCCAGTTCAACACTGAGGTTACTGAGACGCCAGATGAGGTCATCCTGACTGAGTGGTCCGACGACGACCAAGACGACTGGCTGGATGGCGTCGAAGGTCTCGGGCCGGGTGACATCATCGGCCACGACGGCTCGATCGAACTGAACCAGTGGGAGCCGAGCGTCCCCGACCTTGACGACACGCTCAAACACTACGTGTCGGACATCCTCGCCCCGCTCCCAGCGCCGAAGTACGCGACGGCGTTCGGCGAGTCCATCGCGAATCACGTTTCCGACCGACAGGAGAATTCCTACCAGGACACGATCGAGGAAGAGCGCAAGTACCAGTCCCGCTCGTGGACCCAAGCGTTCCGTGCGGTCGCCGAGCGCCATCCGAAGCTTGACCCCTCCGGCGTTCGGGTCCTCATCGAACCCGAAGAGGAAGCGTCGCCAGTCATGTCGCTCGACGACGACGACATCGAACGGCTGGAGCGATTCGCGAACGCCTTCGACAAGATCCGGGGCGACCAGCCGACCGATATGTTCGCCGACCCGGCGGTCCTCCTGCAGATGGTGCTCCAGCTCCCAGAGGAAGCGCTCCCGAGCGACCTCGACGCCGACGTCGACGAGTCGGACCCAGAGGTCCAAGCGATGGCGGAGCAGCTGACCGGGACGGCACCGGCAGGGGGTGACGACTGATGAGCGCGAGCGCGGCTGCAGACACGTCCACGCCCCCGACCCCAACGGCTGCTCATGAGCGGTATGTCGAAAAGGCCCAAGAGCGCGAAGAGCCGTCTCGAACGCGGACGATTCGGGCGAACTACGCTCAACGTCTTCGGGGGCGGTGGGCGGCCATCATGGCGGCGCTCCGGCAGGGTATCGTCGACCTCGATGCGTTCGGGCTCCAGACCGAGGCGCTCGTCGAGCCGCCACGAGGCTTCGACTTCGAGACGGAGGCCCAGCAGGTGCAGGCGTTCAACCGGTGGCTCCAGCAGCAGACCGAGCGCGAGATTCTCCAACAGTACGGCGACGACAACCAGTTCGTCAAGCAGGCGTACGAGCGCGGCGTCAGCGCGGCACAAACTGAGCTTCGGACGCTCAAGCTCGGGACGTCTGGTGAGGTGAGCGCCGCTCTGCAGCTCCCCGTTCATCGCGAGCAACTGCAGGCGCTTTACACGCGGAACTACGGGGCCCTGCAGGGGATGACGGACGCCACCGCGAACCAGATGCGGCGGGTCCTGACCGAGGGGCTTGCAAGCAGTCACGGGCCGAAGCGAATCGCCCGCGACCTCGCTGACCGCGTCGACCACGTCGGCAAGTACCGGTCGAACCTCATCGCCCGGACGGAGGTGATGCACTCGCACAACCGAGCCCGGGCGACCGAGTGGAAGCGGTCGGGAATCAAGCAGGTCGACATCATGCTGGCCCCTGGTGCGTGCTCGGAGTGCCGAGCGCTCGCAGCTGGCGGGCCGTATTCGATCGACGAGGCTCCTGGGCTTCTCCCGTTGCACCCGCAGTGCAAGTGCAGCCTCTCGATTCATACTGGGAGGTAATCCGAATCCTATGACTGTTCACGAACTGTTCAACAGCGGTATCGCAGCCCTCGCCCACGACCCCGAGGACGCTCTGCGCGTCCATGGTGTCGTCCTCGGTGAGGGTGACGTCACGAATGGCCTCTCGGGTAAGCAGACTCGCTGGCCCGCTGACATCCTCGAATCGATGGTCGACTTGCTTGAGGGCAAGCCGATCACGATGGCCGACTCGCTCGATCCAGAGCAACACGTCGGCGTCGAGAAGACCGACGACGGTGCTCGAGCAACCGGCGCGGTCACGATGGAGGAGAAGGTGGGCGAGATCACCGCCGCGGCGTACGAACCCGGCGTTGGGCTGCTTTTCGAGGGGTTCGTCTCCGACTGGGACGCTGAAGACGTGGTCGAGCGCGGGCTGGCGCAAGTGTCGCCGGTTATCGTTCGCGAGCTCGACCTCGTCGAGGGCGAGGCCGGCGAGGACGATGCACTGTACGAGCCGACTGCGGTCTCGGCCGTGCGCGACCTCGCGATCGTCGCCGATGGTGCGGCACCATCGAACGACATCGCACCCGGCCCGTCGGCGGACATGACGGCGACGGCCGCTGCGCTCACCTCGAACTTCGATGTTCAGGTGGAGGCGCTGGCGGACGGTGGTCTGGAGGTGACGAACACCGGGGGCGATGACGGCCAGGACGGCGGTAACGGCCAGAGCACCCCGGCCCGCGGATGGAGAGCATCCATGACAGAAGACAATCTCACTGACAAAGAGCGCGAGCTGCTCGCAGTCGCGGCGCAGGCTGACGACCCCGTCGTCGCCGAAGCCTCCGAACTGGAGCGACTCGACGTGCTCGACGACAACGAGGAACTGATCGAGACCGCGGCGGAACTCGACGACCCGAAAGTCGAATCCGCTGACGAACTCGAAGCGATGCGACGTCGGCTCGAAACGGTTGAGTCGATGTTCGACGAGGCGCTCACCGAACAGCGCGGACTCCGCGAAACGACGGTCGAAGCCATGAGCTTCGAGGCAAAGGCATCGGAATTCGAGACCGACGGCGGCGACCTCGACGTCGAGGCGCTGACGCAGAACCCCGAATCGGGGAGTTCGTCCTCTTCTGGAGGTGGCAGCGGCGGACCGAGCGAGGAAGACCGCGAGCGCATCCAGCAGATCAGCGAGAAGCTCGACACCGTCGGAAACATGCTCCCCGACTCGCGTGTCGAAGCCCTGCAGGACGAAGCCGCCACGCTCGCCGGAACCGACGACTACGACGGCGCCCTGGAGGTGCTCTAAATGGGTACCAATCCGGGACAAGGAGGCGGCGACAGCACGACGACCATCGGATACAGCGACGCAAGCGACACGACGTCGCCGGGCGACGCGGTCGGCATCACCGGCGGCGAGGTTGAGCCCGGGACGGACACCGAGAACCTGCTCGGGGTCCGGGCTCGTGGCCGAGCGACGGAGAACTCTGGGGTCGCCCCAATCCACGTCGGCGGTCCGTGTGTCGCCGCGGTCGAAGGGTCGGTCGCCGCCGGCGACGACCTCGACCTCGGAGCGACTGGCGCTGCGGGCGAACTCGAAACAACGGCCGGGGGGCCTGCCCACGCCCTTTCGGACGAGAACGGCACGTGGCGCGGCCAGACCGCTCCCGCCGGCTACGCGTGGGTCCTTCTCTGAGGTGATCTGATATGGCACAAACTGCAGCCGACATCATCGACGACGCCGACGTTCGCGCGATCGTCGAGAAGATTCGCAACAAGAAGTACCAGAGTCGTACCGCGTTCCGCGACTACGACGCGACCAACAACGACAGCAACTCGGTCGAGTTCCCGATTTCCGACGGCGAGTTCGACGGCGATGTCGCTGAAATCCCGCCGGGGAGCGAGTACCCCCGTGCGACGAAGGACTACGACAAGGTCCAGGTCGCCCACACGAAGTACGGGCTGGAAGTCGTGATTCCCGACGAAGACGTCGAGGACAACGTCATCGACATCACGATGGATCAGGAAGAGGACCTGATCCGCGCCGAGGAGACGCGCGTCGACGGCATCGCGTACAGTATCCTGTCGAACAACACCAACAGCGCCGGCGCGATCGACGCGAACAGCAACTCCAACGGCGTCATCGAGTACGAGGACATCACTCTCGCCCGACAGCTCGCGTTCAACGACGAACTGGACATGGCCGAGCTGCGCCTGCTCACCGGTGGGCAGAACATGAACGACCTGCTGAACATGGACAAGTTCACCCAGGCCTCCGATCTCGGTGATCAGGTCCTCCAGCAGGGTATCCTCCCCGGCGGGAACCTTGTCGGCCAACAGGCGTTCCTCGGCGTCGTCGGCGACATCCCCGTCTACCTCGACAACACGGGCAACTACGCCGACGGCGAGGCCTACCTCGTCGACCCGACGAACTTCGGCTGGGAGTCGACCCGGCGCGCCCTCGACGTCTCGAGCTACTACGACGAGTCCATCGAGAGTACTGTCTGGCAGATCGACGAGCGTGTCGGCTTCGCCGCGACCCAACCGAGCGCGAACATCGCGATCGACACGTAACCGCCCATGCCTTACCTCAAACACAGCAGCGGCGGGCCGGTTGAACTCCGGAACTCGCAGATCCTCGGCAAGGACTCCCCGCTGGAGTTCGACGAGGACGGCTATGCGTTCGTCGACGACCCGATGGTCGCGAGTAAGCTGCTCGCGATGCACCGGCACATCGAGCGTGGGGGCGACGGGCCCGAAGACCCGGACACCGACGCCAAGCCGAGCGACCCAGAGGCGTTCGACGCCGAGTCGTTCGTCGACCGGACGCCCATGTCCGATGTGATCGACGACATCGAGTCCGGCGAGTTCGACGACCACCTCGACGCCATCGAAGTCGCGGAATCGGACGGTCGAGACCGCGACGGCGTCCACAGCGCAATCGACGCGCGGGAGTAATCCATGCCAACGGCCACTCCCGACGACGTCCGCGCGGTGCTCGGGTTGGCCGCGCCGGCCGATGACCCGCTTGCGCTTTCGGATGCTGACATCTCGGCGAAGCTCGATGACGCCGAGTGGGAAAACGACCGTGCGAACGACACCGACGACTGGACAGACGCACACAAAAAGCAGCTCGAGAAGTACCTCGCGGCGCTCAAAATCCGGTCGACGGTTGACCGCGCCATCGAAGAGGGATCTCAAGAGAGTGGGTCTGTCGTCTTCGAGGGCTCGTCGCTGTCCGAGCTCCGGAAAGAGGTCGCAAAGCGCGACCCCAGCGGAACGCTCGCGACCAGCGTGATCCGCGATTCCTCCCGGTCGATCAACACGACGGGAGAATGACCATGCCGAACGCTGGCGTCACCATCATCGGCCTGAATCGCCTCCGACATCGCTTCGACGAACTTCGCGAGACCTGGGGCGGGACTCACAGCTGGGTCGTCGGGTCCAGCGGCGTCGAGTACGCCGTCTATCTCGAAACGGGGACCAAAGACATGCCCGCGTATCCGTGGTTCCGACCGGCGGTTATCCACGTCATGCGAGCCCAAGCTGACGACATCGCAGACAGCGTCGACAGCATCGACGAACTGGTCGAAGAGCTCGCGAAGGCGATGATGAACCAGATGAAGAAGAACGTCAACGCCGGCGAGGCTGAAGACCGCAGTCCCGGAACGGACGACGAGCACCCGAAAGTGCAACTCGGAAACCTCCGAGCAAGCATCACCGCGAGGCGCATCCGATGACGTTCGAGAACCAGACATCGCGAGCGTTCCGGCGACTCGGGAAAACCCTTGGCCGCCAGCTCACCGTGACGGTCACCGTCCCCGGCGAGGACGACCTCGGTCGTCCAGACGGGACAGAGACCGTCGAGTCGGAGACGACCTACCAAGGACGTCTCGAGACGTCGACGCAGTCCAACTGGATGCAAGACAACGGTGGGACCGACGTGGAGATGGACGTTGAACTCTGGCTCCCCGACGACGTCGACGTCATCCCACGGGATAGCACCGGCAGCAAGAACATGACCATCACCGACGAGCGGACGGGGAAAACCTTCGTCCCACTCGACTACCACGACGAATCGAATTCGTGGGTGCGAATTGAGGCCGTGGAGGGCGCCAATGCCGAGTGAAAACCCTCTGGATAGCATCGTGAAGCTCCTGCGTCGAGAATTCGAATCGGCCGCCGTCTCTGTCCCGTTCACCCCAGACGACGATATCGCCCCGACCGACGACAGCGGGGCGAACCAACCACCGTACGTGTCGGTCTCGAATAAGTCCGAGAGTGTCGTCTCCGGTGGCGAGACGAACGCGACGGGCATGGCCGCTGACGGCTCGGGAGCTGTCCAGGTCATGCTCGGCACGTGCCTCATCGAGTGCAACGGCGGCCATCGCGAGACCGCAGGCGTCGCCCAGACCGTCGCCCACGAACTCGCTCAGGAGACGGGGCGCGTGCTTCGAGAGGCGACGACTGACGGCGAGCTCCGGATCTTCGAGCCGACGGGCCCGCAAGAGGTCCGAAAAACCGAGCGCGAGCCGCCGGAGCACGCCGAGCAGTTGTTCGCGACCTACGAGTACGAGGCCTGAACCTGAGATGTACGTACAGAACGACAACACCGCGACGCGGTCGCTCAAATGCTCGTGGATGGACGAGCCGGTCTCGTTCACCGAGGACGGGACGGCTCGCTGCCCACGCGACGTCGGCGAGCGACTCGTCGACGAGTTCGACAGCATCCACGTTCACCCGACCAAACGAGAGAGCAGCTCTACTGAGTAACTATGACAGAACCAGACGAGGGAGGGATTCGTCTTCAACGAGGCGAGTTCGTCCGCGAGACCACTCGCGGCGAGCCCCCTTCCGATCCGAGTTTCGAGGCGTACAGCGACACGATCATGATGTATCCCGGCTGGGAGCCGGAAGCGAACATCGAAGCCCAACGCGGCGTCGGCACGTACCGACCCGAGGACTTCTTCGCCGGCCCCGAAGACCACTCCGGCATCACCATCGCCTACCACCTGCAGCGTGCGCTCGTCGACGGCGACGGCGACCCCGTCGACGCCATCACCGACGGCATCCAGCGCGATGCGGACAACCGGCTGAAGAACACCCACACGTTCGTCGGGCGCGAAGAACACAACGCCGGTGGTGCCGCGGGCGGTGGGAAGCGCATCTTCTACGTCGGCCACGGCGGGCTCGTCGCGAGCGGAGAGATACCGTTCGCGACGGACACCGCGCTCCCGATCGAGAACTCGCTGACGTACGACTTCAAGCGCTTCATGGTCTACGTCGTCGACCAGCCGTCGGGAAGCACGACCCTCGACGTCGAGTCGACCGATCCCAGCGACACCTCGCAAACGCTCACCATCGAAGACGAGGGCGCGACGACGACCGAAGATGTCACCCTCAACGGGACGACGACCGAGACGACCACCGAATCCTTCCCCGGCATCGACGCACTCTCGCTCGACGCTGAAACGACCGGTGACGTCATCGTCAAAGACGGGAGTGGCAACGAACTCGCCCGAATCGCTGGCTCCGACTCGTACGACCAGGGCGAAGGCGACCTCGGGATTCCGGCGCTCGGAGGTGGCTCGCACGCCGGCAGCGTCGGGACGCCCTTCGAGCACTTCATCGACGACTCGATCGAAGCGACGACGGGCTCGCTCGGCGGGACGAACGCCCGCATCGTCTCGTCGTCCTTCTCGTTCGACAACAACGTCGACGCCGACACCGTCGGTGGACGTTTCCGGTCACTCTATGAAAACGAACAGACACTTTCGCTGGACGCGGAGGTCTTCGGTCCCGAATCGAACGCGAGAGAGATCGAGGCCTACCTCCAGAACAAAGGCATCGACGTGAAGTGGACGGCCGACTCGTTCACGGTGGACCTCACCGGTGGCACTCGAACAAGTTCTGGAGAGGCGAACAAAGAAGCGAATCAGGGGCGAGCGACCATCTCGCCGCAGTTCGAGTTCGCTGACATCACCCTCGCGAGTGTGTAATCATGACTGAAGACATGCCCACGACGAACGACGGCGACGACCTCGAACTGGCTGACCCGAACGACTGGTTCGTGCGGCGCAAGGACGGCGACAGCCGTCCCGAGCCCGTGAAGCAACGCATCCCAGGGACCGACAAGGCGATTCTCGTGCGTCCACCCTTGAATGGCCACCTGGAAAAATGGGACACCAGCCTCACCAGCGACGACCCTGACCCGGAGGACCTCGCAGAGATGTTCAACGTCTGTCTTCCACAGTTGGACTTCGAGGTCACGCCGGAGATGATCGAAGGCGACCTCGACGGCCACGAAGGCATGATCGGCTACGGTGTGATGCCGCTACGGGAGGCCATCAAGCACGCCGCGGGTTTTCGGGCCTTCCTCGGGTATCGGGAGAGCCAGGCCGAGCAAGTACGGGTGGCTCGCGGGATGGTCGAGTCGCTGGGGCTCGACGAGGAGGCCGAGAACGACAACTCGGACGATACGAAACCGCCGCTCTCCGAGAGTACATCCTGACGACCGAAGGGCCATGGGACTACGTCGGCGAGAACTCCTATCGAAACCTGACGCCACAAGAGGAGCGTCGCTGGTTCGAAGGTCGAAGAATTTTCCACGAACTCAAGAACAAATCGAGACAATCAACTCCAGAGTCGCCGTCGTCGAAGCCGACGTACGAACGCGAGCGAGAAGAACGGCGGATGCAGGCGATGCGAGAGTTAGAAGCGCAGGTTGACGACGACGTCACTCAGATTTGACCTGCTCTGTTGCAGGGACGATTTCCTTTGCGCGGTTTCTCTTTTTATTTCCAAAATAGACGAGAATGAGCCCGACTGGGCTCAGTAAAACCGAAAAGATGCACATGCTTCCAAGGATAATCATTGCACTTCCAGTTCTACTTTCAGACTTTCCAGGGTTATACCCACAGTTGGGACACACCGTCGCTTCAGCTGAAATTTCACTTCGGCACTTCTCGCAAACGTAGTCTGTCATAGTATCGGATAAGATACAAATTGTAATAAAATCTCACCCATGGTTTTCACAGGATCAGACACCGTCGAACAGCTCCGCGTCGAGATCGTCGGCGACGGCGACGGCCTCGAGACCGAGCTCGCATCGGTCGAAGGGTCGCTCATGTCGATGACGAGCGCCGCAGGCATCGCAGGTGGTGCCATTGCCGCCATGTCAGCGGTAATGGCCGGGCAGGCTGTCGATGCGGCCCGGCAGTGGGAGACTGCCCTCACTGACGTCGAAAAGGTCACGAGTGAAGCTACCGCGGACGAGCTCCGCGATAGCCTCCTTGCCCTCGGAAGTGACCTTGCTATCCCAACGAGACGTCTCGCCCAAATTGCCGAAATCGCGGGGCGTTTGGGAGTGACTGGGACGGACAACATCGAGGCCTTCACCGAGACCATTGGCAAGATGGCCGCGGCAACCGACCTTTCGGCGGAACAGGCCGCGAACGACATCGCCCGACTGGCGAACGCGCTCTCGGTCCCCATCGAGGAGGCCGAGAACATGGGCTCGGCTATCAACGAGATTTCAAACAACGTCGCGGCGTCGTCGTCAGAAATCGTCTCGGCGATGTCACGCGCTGCCCCGGCAGCTGGAACACTCGGCGTCAAGTTCGCCGAGCTCGTCGCGATCAGCGGGACGCTCGTGGCCTCCGGTATGCAGGTGGAGCGCAGCGGGACTCGGACGAACGAGATGTTCAACCGGCTCGCAGAGAACGTTCCAGAGGTTGCGGGGGCCATCGGGATGACAGCCGAAGAGTTCCAGAGGCTCATCGAAGAAGACCCAACGGAAGCGCTCTTCCGCTATCTGGATCACCTGCAATCTATCGAGGGCTCGACCGCTCGCGTCACCGAAGCGACCGAGATATTCGGCCGGTCGGGAGGGAAGGCGGTTCTCACGCTGGCGCAGAACTTCGACTCGCTGGAGCAGTCGGTGCGGCAGTCAGAAAGCGCCTACCGCGACGCGACGTCTGTTCAGTCAGAATACGCGGCTCAGGCCGATACGCTCGATTCGCAGATCACCGAACTGCAGAACTCGGTGTTCGAATTCGGAACGACAACGGGTGAGCAGATGCTCCCGGCAGTCACGGACGCAGTCAGCGGGCTCGGCGACCTCGTCGACGCGGCCAACGATGCGAACAACGCGACCGATGGGCTGCTCGGGACGGTCGCGCTGACTGGAGGCATCTTTGGAGGAACTGCAGCCCCGATTGCTGCTTTCGTTTCCGGCCCGATTGGTTGGCTCATCGCTGGGGCCGGTGCGGCGTCGATTGCCTATCAGACGAACTTCGCGGACATCCAGACGACGGTGGACTCCTCGCTTGCTCGGGTGACGGACCTCACGCAGTCGCATCTGAGTGAGATGAACGAGGTCACCGAGCGCGAGCTGGCGAAGAACAACTCCATCTGGGCTGAAGCGATGGAGAAGGGCGAGGGGATCGTCGACGTCGGCGTCCAGTCTATCTCCGGGCTGTTCATCACGGAGCTGGACGCGATGCTGAGCGCGAACCGCTTCTCGCTAAGCGTGCTCACCGGCGATTGGGACCGAGCACTCGACACCGTCCAGGGCTTCACCGTCCGGGCGTTTGTCGGGCTGCTGGATTACATCTCGAGCGTCGGCGGAAAGATCGGGGACGAGTTCGCGACGGGCATCCTCGATGGCGTCAATCAGTCGATCGAAGGCGTCGAAGCGTTCGTCCAAGAGTATCGCGATGTGCTCAACATCATCTCGACGGCGACGGGGGCCAACGTCCAGATCTCGGAGGACTTCGAGATGGAGAAGCTGGCGCTGCCCGGCGAGGGCGGTGACTCGTTCTCGGTCCCGCGGTACGCACCCGAGACGGCGACTCCGGGTGCCACGGGTGGGCCGTCGGACCCCACGGCTTCGGGTGCAACCCAACCGACTGCGGATCAGTACGCGGGGCTCGTTGGCGGAACGGGGAACCAGTCGGCCGGGATGCCGATGGCGGAGTTCACGCCGGCGATCGAGCAAGCGCTGACGCGGAATCGAGACACACTCCAGGAGCTCAAGGAGCTCACCGAGGAGCGCAAGTCGATCAAGGAGGAACTCAAAGAGACGCCGCCTTGGGAGGATTCTTGGGACGACCTGAAGACCCGCCTCGAGGAGACCAACGAGCGGCGCCAGGAGCTCCAAGACCGACTCGACAGCCAAGGTATCGGTGTCCCGGGCTACGTGTCCGACCCGAGCAAGATCGAGAACAGGTCGATGCAGATGACGCCAGAACTCTTCAGAGCACTCGCGAACCAGCAGGGCGGTGTCACGGCGTCCAAGGCGGGGCTCTCAGAGGCGGAGTTCGCTCGCGTCTCGAACATGGTGCTTGGTTCTGGGTTCGCTGGGGCGTCGTCAGGGAGCGTCAGCGCGACGTCGATGGGCGGGGCGACGCCGGCGGTCGCGTCGTCGATGCAAAAGCACGTCAGTTCGTTCGGCGACCACGTCGCGGCGTTCGCCCGCGCTGTCGAGAACCTCCAGGCGACCGAGTGGCGCGTGACTGCGTCGGACGAGTTCGTCGTCCAGCAGCGGGAGGTGGCTCGTGATGAGGTCCAAAACATCACGAGTCGGTACCGCCGGGGGGTCGGCCCATCATGACGTGGACGATTGGGACTGAACAGGGGAGCATCGCTGCGGATGTCCTGGTCGGCGAGACGATCTACACGCCGCGGGTGGCCGAGGAGATCAACCCGACGTTCCGCTTTGTCCCCAACGAGTCGTTCCCGACGCCGGAGACGCGTTTCGAGGCGTTGGCGCCGTACGTCCGCGAGACGGCGGACACGTTCGTTCGAGCGGGGCGGGCCCAAGGCGGGGCCTTCTTCCGAGAGGATACCGCCAACCTCGCGGACGTCGACTCGTTTTTGGTGTCGATCGAGGCACCACTTCGGTACGATTTCGCGAGTGTCTGGGGCGTGATCGTCGGCGGTCGCGACGCCTCGAACCGGACTCGGACAGCGCTCCGCTGGGAGCTCGACATCGTCGTCCTCGCACCGCTGGGGGCCTACGACAGCCGAACGGATGTGAAGGCCGCGCTTGAGGATGTGGTGCTCTGATGCCGACGGTCTCGCACACGTTTGATAAGAACTCGGGGGCGCGGACGCAACTCACGACCGCCATCGAACTGGCTCGTGACTATCCGTCGTCTGACTCTCGGACGGTCTCGGTCGAGTGGGGACGGACAGCGGCCAGCAACGCTGAGGTCTGCATCGACTACGCCGAGATTGACCAGCAAACAATCTCGGCCAGCAACGAGTGTACCATCTCGCAGGATGCCGGGACTTACGGGTCGGTTTCATACGACCCTGTCAACGATGACCTCACGCCGCTGCTCGAACTGGGAGCGGGCAACATCAGCGAGGAGTCCAACGGGACGACGCTCTATGGGAGCTTCGTCGACTCGAAGGTCGGGACGCTGTGGACCGGCTATATCGATACCGACAACGGCACCGCCTCAACCACGTACGACTACCGGCAGCACTACCCGTTCTTCAGCTCTGGCTCGTGGGACTCAGCGACGCACAGCTGGTCCGAGCCAGTTCTCTACGACTCGCTCGACGTCGCGACGTCGAACGATGCAGACGGCACGATCGACATCACCGTCTCGAACGAGGCCGGCGATAGCGTCACGTTCTCAGACGTGTCGACTGGGTCGCACGACCTCTCTGGACTGGCGTTGAGCGGGAGCGTGTCCATCGACGTGTCCATCTCGACGACCGACACGTCGACAACCCCGCGGCTCGACAGCGTCTCGGTTACTGGTGAGCCGTTCCCCGCACCGACCAACCTCGTCCCGACTGCGGCCAGCGCGACGTCGATGGACTTGTCGTGGACGCGCCAGGACAGCCTCGCACGTGGGTCGTGGGAGATTTACCGCTCGACCGATGGGTCGCTCGGTTCGTTGGTCGCGACGATTTCGGACGAGACGGTCACGTCGTACACGGACTCGGGTCTCACCGAGTCGACGCGATACTACTACACCGTCCGGCGCGTCGTCGACGGCGAATCTCAGTCGACCGACCAAGTGTCGGAAGCGACAGTTGTCCCGTCGCCGACGAACATCACGGGGTCGCTTGGGACTCGTGAGATAACGGTCGGATGGGACGATAACGCCACAAATGAGGACGGGTACCGTGTCCGGTGGAGCGATGACGGTGGGGCGACGTGGTCGTCCTCCGGCGACCTCGCGGCCAACGAGACCGGATACACAATCTCCAGCCTGCTCGATGGAACCAGATATGACCTCGAAATCGTTGCGTTCGGCGACGGCCGCGAGTCCGATCCACTAACTGGGTTCGCTACCACGCCGTCCGCGGCGGTCACAGACTTCGCTGCGGACGCGTCAGTCGAGGACGAGTTTACCCTCACGTGGGGCGACACGGCCAACGCGGGCGTTTGGCACATCCAGCATCGTGTGACCGCTTCGGGTAATCCGTGGACGGATGACGGGATGGTCTCACACGACGTGACGCCGGCACTCACAATCGCGAATCTGCTGGATGGCGAGGAGTACGATATCAGAATCCGACACGAGACCCCGGACCGCGAGGGGTCGTGGACCACCATCAGCCCGGTCACGCTGCTCCCGACGCCAGGAAAACCCTCGGCCGACACCCGTCCAACGGCGTTCGACATCACGTTCGCCGACCTCATCGACAACGAGGACGCCGTCGACGTCGAGCTCGCGACCGGGACGACCCCGCTCGAAGACGGCCCGATGGGGTCGTTCGAGGTCGTCAAGACGCTCGCGCCAAACGACACGGACGCGACCGTCGACGGGCTCGACCAGAACACGCGGCACAAAGTCCGCGTGGTCGCGAAGACCGAGCACTCGACGGCAACCTCAGAGGCGACCGCGGTCACGACCGATTTCGAGATTCCGTCAGAAGGCTGGTTCGCGACGTTCACCGACGACCAGGGCGAGATTGCACGCCTCGATGGATCTCGGATCGAGGGCTGGCCGATGATCCAGCCCGAATCATCGGCCGTCGGAGAGTGGCGCATCGATATCCGCCCTGACAGGCGACTCCGGGAGTGGGAGCTCACCGAGACACGGATCTACCTCGGTGGGAGCGTGGTCTTCCGGGGGCCGTTCCACACGTACCGGCTGAACGGTGGCGATAATGGCGTCTCCGACCGCCTCGTCGGCTTCGACGTAGTCGACAAGCTTCGGCATGGGGGCGTCGTCTACGACGTCTCCTCGGAGCGCGGCGGCGTCGCGTGGGCGGACTTCATCAACACCCACACGCCGTTCGCCGCGAACGTGACGACGCCGACCGAGACGACCGTCGACGAAGACTTCCTCGCCCAGGACTCACCCGCCGACCTGTCGTTCGCGGACTTGTTCGGCGACCCTTCGAACACCGACCCCTGGAAGCGTGTCGGGAGCGGGTCATCGGCGACAATCGTGCCGCTGCAGCGCTCGTTCCTCATGGAAGGCGAGAGCGCGAGCGGCTCCTATGGGACGTTCTTCTCGTCGGACTTCTCTGGCGGGGAGGCGGCGAACCTCGATACCGCGGGGCAGGCTGCCGAGTGGCCGTTTGAACTCGACTACGACATCCCCGACGGTGAGTTCGGGCTCTTCCTCCATATCCAAGGGACGAACGGCTCATCGCAGGTCAAGTGGTCGCTCGACGGAACAGAACTCGCTGACCTCTCGATATCGACGAACGGGACCATCGACTGGGTCTCGCTCCACACCTCCGGTGCGTGGATCGATCCCGGCCAAGTCGACGCGGGGTCGCACACGCTTCGCGCCGAAGTGTCGTCAGAATTCTCGGAGAACTTCAACATCGACGCGGTTGACCCCGTCGACCTCCGGGCGAACCACACGCTCCCGAACACGCTCACGAATGGCCGCCTCGACGCGCCCGTCGACTACCCTGGCGTCACAATCGAAGGCAGCGAGTTCGATACGACGTTCAACATCGCCGCCGCGACGCTCGACGTCACCGTCGACGATCCATCCGGGGCGGCCACCCTCCAGGTCAGGAACGACGGCACCAACTGGTTCCCGGCAAACGGCTCCGAGACAGACACGTCGGGCGTGACGGTTGACTTCGCAGCACAAGACTCGCTCGGGTCGAACATCGAGGGGCGCATCACACTCGATGGCTACGGCGAGCGTGACGATGCCATCCCGCGAACGGGGTTCCAGCCGAGTGAGCTGTCGAACTGGGAGCTCCGGATCGACACGAATTCGATCCGCGTCATCGACGACGAGACGTTCGTCGGAAGCCCGTTCGAGATTGCCGACGCGATAGCCGAGGACTCCGGACTCGTGTTCGTCCCTGACTACGCCGAGGACTCGCTCGTGCTCAACGCCTTCGCGCCCGGCGAGGTCGTGAAGGACGTCGACTGGACCGTCGTCGGCCAGCCGGAGCCGGTCGACACCGATGAGGGCTTTGCGAACTCCGTGACCGTGTTCGGCCCCGAGGACGAGAACGACAACCGGCCCGAGGTTGAGGCGGTCTCCCAGACGTCTATCGACGAGCGCGGGAAGATCGAAGCGGAAGCTGAGTTCAGACCGGACGCGAAGTCGAATGCCGAGCTCGAAAGCATCGCGCGGACCGAGCTCGCGAAGGCGCTCGCGAAGAGTACCGTCACGGGGCAGCTCGAAATCGAGGCGCAGATTCTCCAGCCAGGCTACGCGTACAAAGTCGACGCGTTCGAGGCCATCGACGAACGGTCCGACCCGGCGTACACCCTTCACGACGCCCGCTTCGAGTGGGGCACGATGAACCTCGATTTCGAGGGAAAAGACTCGCTTGCCCGAGCGCTCCGCGGGATCGAGACGATCGCACGGACGACTAAACGCGCACTCTGAGCGGCGGCGTGATGACCCATCGGGGCGAGCGCCTTCCGGACTCAAATCCACGACCACTACGCAGGTTTTCACAATGTTCGACACACCGACCCCAGTAGTCGTATCGCTCGCCATGCTCGCCCTGACCGCGGTCGGGGCGTACCTCACTGGCCGTCGCCGCGAGGCTCGGCAGAAAGCCATCGAACTCGAAACGTCGCTCCGTGAGGTCCTCGACGACCTCGGCGTGTTCCCCTCGCCGAGCGTCGACGAGGTCGACCGAGAGCACATCGAGGCCGCTCTCAGCGAGGCAATCCCGAATTACGACGACTCGGCGACCATCGAAACGGTCTACGCCGATGGCCGCTACCTCGCCCCAGCTGCAGCCGACGTGTGGCTCTTGGCTGACCTCGCCGGTGGCGTGTCGTGGTTGCCCTACCGCCCCGAACGCTTCGATTGCGAACAGTTCGCGCGAGGATTCGGCGTGCTTTCAGCGCTGGTCGCTGGCACGAACACCGTCGGCGTCATCCACGACTGGTCGGGCCGCCATGCGTACAACGTCATCGTGACCGCCGAGCAAACAGTCCAGTTCTACGACCCCTACGAAGGCGAGTTCGTCGCCATCGGCGGCACGGGGAAGTACCGCCTCGAGAACGCACTCATCCTGTTCTGACATCATGAGCGATCCATTTGCACAGAAGCCAGCGACGGCAGACTACGTGCTCCGAGAGGGCGACTCAGCGCCCACACTCGACGCCACACTCAAGGACTTGGATGGGGGCGTGGTCGACCTCACCAACGCCGACGAGGTCCGACTCTTCGTGAAACGGGAAACGGACGACAACACCGTCCTCAACGACACGGTGTCGGTCACCGACGCCGCTGCTGGTGAGGTGAGCTACTCGTTTTCCGGCGGGTTTTCGACCACCGGCGCTGGGATGCATCTGCTCTACTTCCGGGTGGCGTACTCGGACGGAACTGACGCGACGTATCCACGTGGGTCGGCGCTGTCGCTGTTCGTCCCCGAGCGCTTCTCTGGAGACATCGGGACACTCTCGCTCGACGTCGTCGTCGATTCGATCGGCGTCCGAGAGACACTCGACATGGAGGGCAATCCCATCTCGAATCAAGGCGTTGAGAGCGTGCCCGACGCGACCGCACTCGCTGACGGCCAACCCGGCTTTTATCGGCTCCAGGATACGGGCGACGTCGTCTACTTCGACGGCGATTTGAGCACGAACTGACCACCGACCCCGATGAGTCCACCTGCGCCGCGGCGGGTGGATGAGGAACGACCGCGGCCTTCCTGCAGGAGGGTTTTGACATGGCACAAACACAGTCAACGACCAGACGTACCGAGAAGCCGATCGAGACCGCCGACGCGGTCCTGTTGGCGATGAAAACGCCGGGCGACGCACTCGTGTCGCTCAACATCGAGGCGACTGCCGACGCCAGCTACGCACTCGACGTCCACCACGACGTCGACAGCCGCAGCGCACCCACCGACGGGTGGTTCGAAGACGAGGCCGTCTACGACGCGGCCGACGTCGACGATCCCCAAGACATCCGCGACACGTTCTACGCGGCCGACGCCTGGCTTCGGGTGCGCGTGACGACCCCCGCCGCAGCGGGCGAGACAGCCGACGTGACCATTCAGGAGGCGCACTAATGGGGATTTTCAGATTCCTTCGGCAATGGAAAGAGAAGGCAAACGGCGTGCTGACGGGCCCGACGCTCGAGGCCGACGAGGTGACCGCCGAGACGGCGACGCTGACCGACCTCATCGCCTCCGAGTCGATCACGATCCCGCAGTACGATGCGACGGCGAACGCTCCACAACAGCCCGGCCTCATCGAGGTGCCACCCAGTGGGTCCGACACTGCTGGTTTCTACCGATGGGACGGGAGCGCCTACGCCCTCCTCGACCAGTCCGGCGGGGTGGACGCGGGCGACCTCTCGGGGTTGACCGTTGACACGGACAAAGACTGGGGTGGGTACGAACTCACGAACGTCGGGAAAGACGGTGTGAAAGTACCGTCGAGTGTGGACCTCACGGTGGAGGATTGGGAGGAGGGGACGCTTTCTGATGCATGGGGCGGGGCGGCCTCTAAGGCGACCGTTCAATCCTCGACAGTTCTGAATGGAACGCACGACCTCCAATTAGATACAGACGGAAACATCCAACAAATCGTGTCTCTCGGTGGACTTGAAAGTTATATTGAAAAGGGGGACACGTTCTCAACCGAGTTTCAACTGACGGACACCGGCGATTTCTTCCGAATCGTGATATTGGCACAGGAAATGTCATCGGGGAACGCACCAAACGGATGCTATTTCATAGACTTCAGAGCGGGACCAAATGACGTGAACCTGAATTACAAAGACAAATCTGGAAACGTTCAGGACTTAGACACACAACCCGTTCCGCTCTCATCGAACCTTAACACACCGATTGCAGTGAACGGGTACATAAGCAAGTCTGGAGAACTCCACGTTGAGGCGTCGATAAATGGCACTACCGAAGCAGTCGCAGAGGGCACCCAACAATCACCATTTGATAGCGGGGGAGTTGGGTTTGCGTTAAACAACGATGGCAGTTCGAGTACGGCATTCGTCTCTGATGTGACAGTCACCCGCCGCACCCGCGACTACCTCACCGACACGGAGAAAGGCCCCGTCGAACTCGGCGGCGAAGTCGTCCGCCCGAAAGGCGCGCTCGACGCCGGGCCGCATGAGGCAGTCGTCTCAGACCGGACGGTCCACGGCCACCTCCGGACCGACGACGCAGTTTCTCCCGGCGACGACATTTCCTTAGTCGAGTGGGACGCTGGTGTCGGTCAGCGTCGTCTCGCGGCGCAAGCGGACGGTGAAGGTGGCCTCTACGCGCTCCGACGCCCGCGGGCCGCCCGGCTCACCGAACGCCTCATGTGGGAGTACGAGACGCTCGCGGACGTTCCGGCGTGGTCGGCGTCCGACGGCGGCGTCTCAAACTGGACGTTCAACGTCAACGACCGCCCCCGTCGGATGCACGTCGAACACGATGGGAGTGGAGGATCCGATGATTACGGTGGAGTTGGCTCACCCGTTCTGGTTTCGTATCAATCTCTCGGTCCGTTCCGATTCACCTTCCGCGACGTGACGTTCACGGACAATAATCAGCCTGCATGGCTGTTCCTATCGGATAGGAACGACCTCGGAGATGGCTTTGTTCGTGACGTTGGGAGTGGTTTCGGATTCGAAATAGGATTCGGAAATGACGACACCAAAACATATGTGACCAATTCAGGGACGCCTACAAACGGCACTTCGGTCACAACCTATGTTTGGGGAGGGGGAACCACCCATGACCTGACCGTGGAGTACGACGGGAGCGAAGTGCGGTTCTTAGTTGACGGGAACATGGTCGGTCCTGCGTTGGATTTCTCGGTTAATGCTGACTTTTCACCCGTTTTGCAGGTGAAAGAAGAGTCAACCGATGCGTCTGCCGAAACGCTCGAAGTCGGCGAAGTAATCGTGGAGGGACAGTAAATGTCACAAGTCAATCTACAAGACGGCTTAGAGGTATGGTACACGTTCGATGACGTGGATTACGCCAGCGGTCGAAACATCGTTCGGGACCGCTCGGGCAACGGGCGACACCTCACGCTCAGCGGGGGAGTAAGCATGGGAAACCCGTCGCCAGTTGGAGAGGGTTCATCATTTGATGGTTCTGACGACTTTGGAGAAACAGACTATTCTACTGTAAATAATGAGTTTTCCGTTTTCCTATTGGCAAAGTCCGATACGTTCCCAATATCCGCGAGAACGTTCAACATGGGCGACCCGGTAAACGCAAAAAATGCTTGGGGGCTTAAAGTCGGAGATGGGGAAATCGGATTTGGGGTTGCGGATGGGAGCGATGCGTCTTTTGCTAACATAAGTAATGTTAGTGGTTGGGTAGCATGTGTCTGTAAGGCAAAAGCCGGAGATTATACCTCTATAAAAGACTGGAATGGGAACACCAGTTTCAACGACTCTGCGGTAGATTTCACTACCGCACCAACCTATCCTCTATGTGTTGGGAAACGTTCTGACTTTGGTCAATACCAAAATTGTGACGTTGCCATGGCTGCGTATTGGTCTCGGACGCTAACAGACTCAGAAACAGATTCATTGTTGGACACCACCGCCCGCCGGGTGAGTTACCTATGAGCCACTTTGAACTCCACCACGTCGTCACGCTCACGGTTGAATCGGACCCGGACACGCTCGACGCCCTCCAGTCCGAACTCCCGGCGGACGACTCGCCGGCGGTCGGCCCGGAGTACGACGGCCCACAACGGACGACCACCGAAGAGGACGACAGCCTCTCCGACGGAGAGGAACGCCTCACGGCTCGCGTGACGTTCGTCTCTGGCACGATCGACGTCGACGGCACGACCTACGACGGAGCTACAGAAGCAGCGGACCTCTTCGACCGTCTGGCAGCTGCAGTCCCGTCGGGCGCGACGCTCACTCACTACCGGAGCCCGACGGGCGGGGTGACGAGCAGCGATGTCCAGGCGTGGTACGAGGACCATCCCGAAGAACAGCCGACGGACGACAACGGCGACGCGTTCGTCCCGTCGTCGTGGGACCCGAGCCGGCACGTCGTCGACCAGTTCTGATTCTATTGATCACCTCGTCGCTCTTTCTTTTGCGCTTTGAGTAACGCTACAAGGTATCCAGCGCAGCAGACTCCCGCCTCTGCACATCCAACTATAATCGTGATTTCGAGATTTTCGACCATCTCTACTATAAGAGTAGTCGGGGTTATCGCCCGCGATGACCTCCGCTCGACGAGCGCCGACGCCGTCGACTCACGGAGCGAGCACTACTGACATCACCGGGCCCGCGACGCCGAGAGGGGCCGTCGCGGATCTCAGACACCCTCACACCCATGAATGCGACTGCAAAAAGCACGGGCGTTAGCGGGGCTCATCTTCGCGGCGGCGTTCGCCGTCGCGTTGCTCGCCGACGTCCTCTTCCCACAGACAGCACAGCTCACCGGCAACCACATCACCGTCTTCGCGAGCGTGCTCTCGGCGCTGTTCGGCGTCGAGATCGCCCGTGCACGGTGGGGGCAACTCGCCGCCGCCGCGAGCGGGGCGCTCTCCGCGTGGCACGCCGCCGACCAGGAGGGCAGTGATGACTGACGTCCTGGTCGCCGTGAACTACCTCATGCTCTTCGCCGGGGCGTTCGGCTTCATGGCCGTCCCGCTGCTCGAGCATTTCTACGACCCGCACGTTTCGGGCTGGAAGTTGCTGGCGCTCATCGCGATCTCCTTCGCGCTCGTGCTCTTCGGCGCGGGCGTCTGGACTGGCGTCGACCTCGTTCCCGTGCGGGCGCTGGCGGCGATCTGTCTCGTTCTCGCGCAAGTTGGGTTGGTGCAAGAAACAATTACTGGATCGAAATAGTTGCTCTATACGTGATTAACCAATAGCATTATATTCTGACAGGCTTCTGGTACACCCCATGGGCTCAGAAGATACAGGGGGTGACTCTGCGTCAAAGCTTGAAGCAGCATGTCGAGAAGCACGGCACACGATGGACCAGCAGATTGACAAAATCCATCGCGAGGATCAAAAGGCAGTCGGAATTTTTCGAGTGAACCTCTTGGTACTAGGTATCCTCAGTAGTGCACTTTCGCTCTCGACGAATACAAATGCAATTTCTACATCAAGCTTTCTTAATGCCCATACTGCCATTGGGGTGTTGGCTCTACTGGGATCGTCCGTTGTTGCTGCAATGGCGTACACCTCCTCGAAGTTCGAGATGGGTATCGATCCTTCGCGAGTAGAGTCCGCTGCCAACGGCGAGTGGTCGCGCAAGGATTTCTTCGAGAAGCTCAACGAGGAGTACTCTGGGTGGGTGAATCACAATAACTCGGTCCACGAATTTAATGCGCAGGCAATTACTTGGGCAATGGCGTTCGCAATTTGTGGAGTGATATTGTTCTCCGGTGGTGTACTCGTGGGTGCACTCCAAGTGCGTGGGCAGGGGCTTTCATATGCTATGTTAATCGGTGAACTGGCAGTTAGTCTAGTTCTTGGGTTGCTGGTCTTTTATTCAGACTCCATCTTCGAGAGATTAGAGCCATAAGCCGGCCTAGCGGCTTATTTTTCTAATTAGCCCGATATCATGTCATCTCAATCGAAGTATTCAACACTACCCCCGTCCAATAGTCGGTTATGAGCTCGACCTCGAGTGACCGCGAAGAAGACGAGTCGCATAAGGGGTCTGACTGGGGAATGCAGATGTCGAATTCGCCTCAGCGCGGACCACTAAACACCGTCGTAACTGCCTTTAGACGCCTTAGTGGGCGTGAGTAGTCGGCTACGACGGCACGCGCGTCGCACCTCTTTCTGAGTCCCCACGTCACATAATCCAACACAGTAGCCACGGCTCAAACGCCTCAAGCCTTGTTGGTTGGCGTCGCGCGTTCGGAACGCGCGATCCATCCGGGCCTGTGGTTCGAGGATGTCGTCAGACATGGTGTTGCTCCGTCTCGACTGTGTCGACCCGCCGAAAGTGGTCGGTCACAACTACCGCGTCGGGGCCCTTGTCTTGGTGGTCGTAGGCGTGCCAGTAGGCGTCGGCCTCCGTGGTCGCCGGCTCTCCGTCGAGTGTGATGACCGCCTCGCACCACGGGCACCAAAACGGGAGGTCGCTCATCCCAACATCGCCTCCTTCGCTTCCTGCAGCTCGATGACCTCCTCCTGCGACCCGCCCTTGTCGGGGTGTCGCTCTTGGAGCAGCTCGCGATACGCGCCGCGAACCACGTGGGCCGGCGCGTCAGGGGCGACCTCGAGGACGTCGTGCGGCGCTCGCGACGCCTCGGCGACGACGACATCATCGTCTTGGGCGGGTGGGAGCCGAGCTGTCTCGAACGTCGACGACGCGGTCGTGACGCCACAGCGCTCGGCGAGTCGCATCCGACGGGCGTACAGCGCAATCGCGCGGGCGTTCTCACGCTGAGTCGCCCAGCGGTCACACGCGATCGCGTAGCCCGTGTCGGCCGCCTCGCCCTCGCGACGGAAGCGTGCGACCACGCCGACGTCGTCGGGCTTGTCGTGTTGGTGGGGGATGTTCGGCCGGTCGACGTAGTGCTGACTCGCCGTCGAGATGTCGACATCGGTCGCGCCCCAGCGCTCGAGTTCGTCGACGACGCTCTCGAAGGACTCCTTGCGCGTGGGCGAGAGGTCGCCAGGATACGGCTCGCGGTCTTTGTCGGCGGTGCGCGGGTAGTTCGCCGGCCAGCTGATGCTGTCGCTACTCCCCGACGTCATCACCACCCTCCCTCGGGTCGTCGACGAACTCGTAGAGTCCGCGGGCGACACGCTGAATCCACCCCGCGTCTCGAAGACTTCGGAGTGAGAACTCGACGTTGCCCTTGTCGAGTTCCGTCTGGTCGACGAGGTATCGCGGGTTCGACCGCCCCCACGGATTACCCTCATCGCGACCGTCTTTCAGCGCAGCAAGAACCTCCTCGTCGTTCGCCGACGGCTCGTAGTTCTCGTTTACCATGTTGCTGTTCAGTACACTCATCTGCGTACGCAAGTACGCAACCATTTGCATTATACTTTGTGTCACAATTTCTAATGCACTTTGCAAAGCAAATCTATAAGAGACTGGCCGTTGTAGATGTAACTGAGCACGGGAGGTCGGCCGAGGATGAATGGCCGGCCGGGTGCTGGAACACCCGACCGTGCTTCGGACAACGAAGCAATGGCAGCTACGAACCCCCCAACAGAAACGGTTTCGGAAGTACCGACCACGACCACCCCAGCGAACGACTTCGCGCCCGACATCTACGTCGACGAACTCCCCGACTGGGACGTCTACCTCGCAACGAGCAACGTGATCCACGACGCAGTCCTCGCGCAGATCCCGGAGGAGAGCTAATATGACCGACGACAACACCCACGCCCGCCGCATCGCTGAGCAGCTCAACATGGCCGACGGGGACGTACTCCCCCGGCTCCACGTCGGCGACCACGTCATCGACCGCGACGCCGACGAAGATGACTCGCTCGACATCGCGGCCATGCTCGTCGTCGGCCTCGACACCCTCCGCGCAGACGCCTACAAGCTCGCCGACGACGGCCCCACCGTCGCGGATGTAAACCCGGCGTACCCAGCGACAGACGACGTCGTCGAAGTGACGTTCCCCCAGCGCACCGACCTCGACGTCGAGAAAAAGCGCTACGCCTACCCGCGCTCCCGGCTCCGGCTCGAACACCCACTCCACAACCGCGACGCCAAGGAGGGCGATTCCGAATGACGAGCATCGCCGACGCTCGCGCGGCCGCCGGCCGCTACGCTGATGAGTTCGTCGACGTGGACGACCCTGACGGGAACTTCGCTGAAGAACTCTGCTCGGACGAAGTCTTCGGCGAGCTCGCAGTCGCTCTCAAAAGCATCGACATTCTGCTGCAGTACAGCGACGACGTCTCCCAAGTGACCGAGCGTCGGATGGAGGAGTCAGCCGAGCAGATTCGAATGGCGATGGTCTCGCGAGCGACCTCCATCCTTCCGTGGGGTGACGACTGATGTCGTTCGCACACAAGCTGCAGTACGCTGGCTCCAAACCATACCAGCACGAACGCTCGCTCGTCGATGATGAACTGACGTACCACGAGTACGAGCAGCTCATCCAAGACGAGACCTACGTGCGGCTTGCGCAACTGAGATGGCTCGCCTACGAACTGGAATCGAGCCTCGCGGGCGACAATGGCGTCCCTCACGAAACGAAGGACGAGATATTCCGTGCCGTCGATGGGTCCGACGCGCATCTATCGACTGCGGTTGATGCGTACGTCGACGAATTTGTTTCTAATCTCCACGTTGATGAGGAGGCAAACCAATGAAGGTCATTCGCGAACGGCTGGAGGGTATCCAAATTCAGCGGCTGGTCGTCACCGAGCCCGAGGGTTCGAATCACTTCCGCGGAGAGTGTGTCGGTTACCTCTGTCCCGAATGCATGCAAGCTGACGAGACGCTTGAGCAGATCTGGCACGACGAAGACTGCTCTCTCGCTGGTGAACACGGTCGAGACCACTACGACGAGCTCGTCCCTGATGTCCCCGGACGTCCGACACCTGAGTTCGATGCGGCCCACCCGATCACAGTCGTCAAGTTTGGGAAAACTGAGGGAAGAGGCGGCCTCCACGATGGTGAAGTCATCTCGTTCAAGTGCGAGTGTGGGAACCTCGATGAGGACGTCTTCGAGATCGTCCACGACGAAGCCTGCTCACTAGCGGGCCAGCATGGGCGGGCGGCAGGTGGTTAAAAAACAAGTTTAGAATTCGTCAACCACCTGCCGGAATTGTCGCACTTGTTTTTATACCCAGTTTACGTCATTTTTGGACAACATGATAACTGATCCGCGGGTCTTCGAGGACGAGTACCTGCCCCGGGAGCTCAGGCACCGAGAGGGGGCGGTAGAAGAGCTTTCCCGCACATTTGGGGCGGCGCTCGACGGAAAGCGTGCCGACGATGTCCTCATCACAGGGCCTTCCGGCGTCGGAAAAACTGTTCTCGCCAGGCACACGCTCGGAAAGCTTGAGGCGTTCGCTGCCGTCGACCACGCTCACATCGAATGTCTCGGCACCACTACCGGTGAGATTCTTCGGACTGCTCTTCGCGAGCACCATGTCCAGGTTGATGTCGCACTAAACACCCCGGTCGAAGTTCTCCGAGAGCAATTGCGTGAAGCTGTCGACCAACCCTACATCTTAGTACTTGACGAGGCTGACACGCTCCCAAACACCGAGGCCTTAGAGTACATCACCCGCGTACCCAAGGTATCGATCGTCGCGATCTGCCACGATGCTGATCGCTGGCTTGCTCGCGCTCCCTCTACCGTGCGGCAGAATATCACTGGTCCAATCAAACTTGAGCGCTACGGGGTCAACGAGCTATCGTCGATCCTACGGGCACGGGCTGATCAGGGCCTCCCTCGAGGAGCAGTCACGAACAACCAACTCCAGACCATCGCCGACGAGGTTGCAGGCGTTGCGAGATTCGGGATTCAAGCGCTACGCGCCGCCGCCGAACTTGCAGACGAGCGGGGGCGTTCGAGCATTCACGGTCCCGATATCAACGACTCATTCGAGCGAGCCCAGCACCGAATCCGGAAATCAAACCTTCGGTCGCTCCCTTTCCATCACCACGTTCTCTACGCGTTAGTTCACGAAGCTGGTGAGCTCCCAGCGAGTGATCTCCATACTAAGTATGAGGAGGTCTCTCAGGACATCTACTATGGCCACGATCTGACACCAATCGGTAAGCGATCACGCCGTAACAAACTCGCGAAGCTCCAAGAATACGATCTTATTGAGTCCGAAGGTCCCCCACAGAACCGCGTTTACCGTGTCCTCGACGAGACAATTGAACTCCCCGACAGTATTAGTGCTCTTGACCCCGCAGAGCTGTAAAACAATCAGTCAATCGTCAGCTTCGGGGTCGTATTCAAGTTTCCCTCACCAAGCTCCTCTTTTGCGTACTCGTACATCAGCTCTCGAACCACCTTGCTCCGGTTGACCTTCGGAGGGAGTTCCCCTCGCGCGCTTTTTGACGCGAGCGCCCGGTCGAAGTCATCCAGGAGGTCGTCCGGGACGGTGAAACTCGGTCGTGCCATAGTGCTATAATCGCATATGTGCAATAAAAACCTCCGGCCGCTTCCCTTCCACCACCATATCCTCTACGCGCTGATCCACGGTGCCGGCGAACTCTCAGCAAGAGACCTTCACAGTCGGTGCGATAAGGTTTCTGAGAAGCTTTACTACGGCCACAACCTGACGCCGGTTGGCAAGCGGTCGCGGCGAAACAAGTTAGCGAAGCTCCAAGAATACGATCTCATCGAGTCTGAGGGGCCCGCCCAGAGTCGCGTGTACCGCGTCTCGACGAGACAATCGACCCCCCAGTCGGAGACCTCGGTATCAACCAGCTTGGCTGAGTGACCCCAGACGCCGGTCAAGACCCACTCTCTGCCGCCAGCTCCCGAGCTCGCTCTAGTCGGTCGGACATCTTCTTCTGTGGGTCCCCTCCCAAATCCCGACACGCCTTGACGTACCTCTCAAGAATTCCCACTTCGTCCTGATAGCGGCCGTCCTTACGATAGACGATACCGAGGTGTCGGTAATATGCGGGTGCAATGGCCGCATGGCCGTACTTTTGGTGCTTCTCGAACTCGGCTTCGGCCTCCACGTAGTCGATGCACCATAGAAGAAGCTCTTCAACCTCATCGTGCCGCCGCTCGCGCTTCAGTACGACGACCCGGTCGGATGCGTCTGTATAGTGGTCAAACGGCTGCTCGTCAACGCGGCTCCACCTCCAATCCTCTCCTGCGACACCCATGTTGTCGCCATCGATCGAAGTACTGCTGTTTGAACTGAACAGCCCTCGGAGGACGCGAAAAATACCCATCTCAGTTACTTACTGGGACCGCTTCGGGTCCCCGATTCGGATTTCCCTCGTCGCCCTCAATTGGGTCTCCCAATTCCTTACGGAATTCTTCTGTGTTGACCCCCTCGCGCTCAAGACGCTGATAGACTGCCTCACGAATCCACCCCGCACGACTATCTCCGTATGAAAGCTTCCCGTCGATTTCATCAACTGCGTCTTTCGGTAAGGGAACTGTGACGTCTTTCCGATTGGCCATGGCCGAAAGTGGTCACATGGCTACATAATTACTTGCCCCTGTGGTTAGTTGGTGAGTCACCACAAGAACTATTATTACATCGAAACTACGTGGTTACGTGGTAAGATGGTGACTAACCGCTATCAAGCAACGATCACGATGGACGAAGAGATGCGAGACGACATCGATGGCCACCGACACCCTGCGACATCTCGGAGTGAATGGGTTCGTGAAGCCATCAAGGCCCGTCTTGAGGCGGAGAACCGCAATGAGTGGGATGACTTCGCTCCTACTGGTAGCAAGCGAGAGAGTGAAAATTCAGCGGAGGAGGGGACCCGCGCGGACGTCTGAACGATCCCCAAAGTACTGCCTATCGACTGAAAGGTCCCGGCGCGGGGGAGACGCGCCGGCCACGATCAACTAAAAACGCATGCACGAAAACGCGAGAGAGCGGCTTAGTTACGCGGCTCGTAAGGCGCAGAACCAGCGAATAAGCATAGCTTTTCCAACACACCCATTCTGCCGGAAATACAGCACCCTCCCTTATACGTCGAGTTCTAAGGGACGAAGTAGCACCGCGGAGCCCGCCGAGCGCGCCACATCTGTCCAGGACAAGCGCGCCCGGCCTACCGCGGGTCACGACCTCAACCAAATGACTGAGAACGCAACCGAGTCGGGATTAGGCGTCCCGGCTCAAGAGACCACCGCTTCTGAGAACCGACTTATCACCGACGGCGGCATCACGACCGCGAACAACTGCCCCCACGAGCACACCCGACGCTACGGGAAGACCGATTTCACCGGAAGCGCGGTGATCGAAAAACGGTGCATCGTCTGTGGCCGTACGCTCTCGCTAGGAGGGTCGCGATAATGGCGGGTCGCGAGTGCCGGAAGTGCGGACAGCGAACGGGGGCGAACCGGCGGCTCTGTCAGATGTGTTCGCTCGACAAGCGCTACGGCAACGACTTCGACCGCGCTACCGAAGTCGACGACGAACCAGACGAGCTTGAGCACCGCTGCGTCAGCTGCGGGCACGAGCAGACGTGTACCCTCTCCGACGACTGCGAGGAGTGTGGCGAGCGCCGCTGGCGGTACATCGGTCCGCTCCCCGGTGAAGACCGGGTCGCGACCGACGGCGGCGCTGTCGAACTTGTTCCGGCGCGGATCGACTACGACGACCTGATCGGGGCCGAGTGTCCGATCTGCAGCGAAGAAATCACTCCCGGAGCGCTGCGCTGGAGCGGTCTCGCGTGGGAGCACAAATCCGAAGAAGCCCATCCCCAGGCCGGCCACCATCAGATTTCCGAGACGGTCGACGAAGACGTCAACGACGAGGGTGGTGATTCGTGATGAGCTTCGTCGCGAAGTGCAAGCAGTGCGGAGTCATCGAGCGCGGCGACATCGAGCAAGTCGGCGACGCCGCTGAGGACCACGAGCAGTTCCACGACGTCCGCGTGTCGCGCGTCGCAACCGACGGCGGACGCAACCTCAAAGTGTGCCCCCGCTGCGACAAGCCTCACGTCCGAAAGCGCTCGCCGGCGACGCGTGGTGCGAGCGGTCGGGACGAAGCCTACTACTGCGGCCGCTGTGGGTTCAGTTTCGACGAGCCAGGCGAGCGTCCACGCGGAACGAGTGGGGGCATCCCGGAGCACACGACTGCAGCGCGCCTCGAGGCCGCCGACCCGGAGGACCTCGGCCTTTCACCAAGCGGCGAGCGACTCGTCACCGACGGCGGTCAAACTGTCGAGCACGTCCCACACTCCAGCGCTGACTACGACGACATGGACTACGTCGATGACCGTGGGGTTCGGATCTTCGACACCAACTGGACGTGCCCGAACTGTGGCGACGTCGGTGAGCTGATGTTCCGTCCCGGTTCGAAGAACACCTGTGCGACATGTTTCTGGGTCATTGACGGGCCGTACAACGACTTCGTGCTTCGCGACTGGCCGCTAAAGTACCGTGACGCTCAGCGGCTTCTCGCTTCGATGGGCGAAGACTGGCATGGAACTCCGGGAACGGTGGCGACACGACTGCACGCACACTTCGACAGCGGCTTTGAAGCTGAACAGGCGTGGCAGAATCTCCTCGACGATTCCAACCAGGACGCCGACATGGACGGATGGCTCGTCACCGACGGTGGAAAATACGACCCCACCGCGGTCGCTGGTGAGCACGGCGCTGATCGCTACCATCACCAATGCGCCGACGCCGTCCGAACCCACGCCGGAATCGCCGACCAGGACGACTCCTGTATCAACGGCACGGTGGGGTGTGTAGGTCCGAATTCCGGGACTGACGAGCTCCCGTGCTTGGAGTGTCTCCTCTGGGGAGGTGATGACTGATGACCGCGAGTGACACCGGCGCCATCGACTACGAGTCACCGTTCCCGGAGTGCCGGGTACTCGCGACAACCGACCCGCACGCGCTGGTGCGGCTCGACATGAATCGCGATCAGGCCGCGCTGTTCGCGAAGCAGTGCCAGCGCGCCATCGACCGCCACGACGACGGCCTCGTCACGCTCGGCCTCACGATGCAGGAGCCGACTTACCGCGTATTCGCCAACCAGATCGCGAATCTGGTCAACCTTTCGTCCGACGTCGACGGCGACGAGGTCATCTCCGCACAGGTCGTCACCGACCGCGAGCTCAACCCCGAGGACTCTGAGGGAATTTCGGTCTCGGTGCTGCTCAACGAGAGCCAGCTCCACGACGTCCACGGCAACGCCCAAGACGCGCTCGCACAGTCGGCTGGCCACCTCCACCGCTGGGAGTTCGGCGTGAGCCAGAACGGCGCGGAGATGCTCGTCCAGCAGTTGGTCGCCGCGGTGAAGGGCGCCGACGAGCCTCTCGACCACGTCGACATCGAGGGGGAGGACGATGCGTAGCGTCATCACCGCGGTCCGGACGTTCTTCCAGCGCCTCCATGCGACTGCCCGATGGGGCGGCCGGTTCCTCGCCGACCCTCGTGGTGTCCTTGAGGAGTTCCGGATCCGGCGCCGGCGTCACAAGCTGGTGATGGTGTACGCGAAGGAGGCTCGCGTCCGGCACGGCCTTGGGCCGGGTGTCTCCCCGATACTGTACGCCTACGACCGGCTCTGCCGGGAGGGACTCACGACCCCGACCGAGGACGGTCTCGAATGGCACTGGCCCGAAACCACAACGGCAGGAGAGAGATACGATGAGTGAAGACCCTATCTTAATCAAAGGCTACGCTGACTTGATCAGCGACCGGAAGCTCTCCGGTGACGACCCGGATACCGTCGCCCGAGAGCTCCAGGCCAACGGCGGTGACGACGACTACCTTGTCGCCTGGCTCCCGGACTGGCTCGTCGACGAGAAGGACGTCGAGTTGCTCGGCCGCAGCGACAACCTAGTCAGCGGCCGGGTCGACCACGAGACCGAGAAGGCCTACCTCCTGCTCGCCGACGGCGACGAGGTCTGGCTCCCGAAAAGCGTCATCCGGGTTTACCGCGTTTCGGGTGGCGGCGATCTCGAGATTCCCCAACACGGGCTCACCGACTTCACCAACGGAGGGTCGCGATGACGCTCACCGCCCAACTTTGCGAACTCGAAAAAGAGCGAGAGGGTAGCATGACAGCCAAATTGGAGAACTAAGCTATGGCAACGACACAACCGACGGACCCGATCGACATCATCGAGCAGCACGAAGAGGTATTTAAGACGATCCGGGAGCAGGCGACCGATCCCGATGTCGCAGAGCGGTTTGGTGGCCAGCCGCTTGAGCTCTTAGAGCTTGACCGCAAGCGAGGTGGTCAGGCTTGA